AACTGCAGAGCGGAATCTTAAAACAAGAGCAAGAGCTGCAAGAGGTTCAAAACTTTTGTGAACACCCAAAAGATGAGTTAAAGTTTGTTTCGTCAAACAAGGGTTCGTCAGAGCTTAAAGTAGTGTGCCAAGTGTGCAATAAAGAATTACGTTATCCCAGTGTAAATGATTTGGAAAAAAACGGCTATAAATAGCTACAGCAAAAAAGAACTCTTAGGCATTATTGCTGAATCTATTGAAGAACATAAAATTACCATTACCACTGTCGAAATATATACAATGGGGACGGTTGGAACTGCTTTGTCAGAGTTGTCTCAAAATATAGAAATTGGATATAAATGTGGAATTACCTCCCCAAGGCCTGCTATGATTCGTTCTTTTTTTAAACTTCACGAAGTAAACATCCAAACATCTTTATGTACCGACCTTGCTGCCGAAAAAATAGCTAAAAAAAGTAGACTGAAATATGGCTCAAGCTATAGCGTTTTCATATCAGAGGTCAACAAAAAAACAAACTGTGTAGTTATTTCCGCAGTAAGCAGTTTGAGGACTTACACAAGAGTGGTTCAGTTGACGGAAGATGTAGAGCAAAGCATTAGCCAGGCACGCTACTTTGCAATCTACGAATTGGCTCGACTGATTTATAATGAAGTAAACCAAGCAATTCCTATTGAAGAAAGAGGGAGAGCCCTATAAGACAAATATGCTGAACGAAAACACTATTCATTTCGGTGATTGCCTTGAGGTGATGAAACTTATTCCAAAAGACTCAGTGGACATGGTCTTTTGTGATTTACCTTACAACCAGACTAAAAACAAATGGGATTCACCCATTGACCTAGAGCTTTTGTGGAAAGAGTACAAGCGCATTGGAAAAGAGAACTGTGCATATGTGCTAACAGCATCAACCCCTTTCGACAAAATTCTTGGAGTATCCAACATCAAATGGTTAAAGTATGAATGGATTTGGGTTAAAAACAGGTCCTCTAACTTTTTGAACGCAAAACACCAGCCTCTTAAAAAACATGAGAACGTTCTTGTTTTTTACAAGAAGCCATGCACCTACAATCCTCAGAAAACAACAGGACACAAGCCTGTTAATTCATTCACGAAGCACACTTCCGATGGAACCACATACGGAAAGACCAAGAAAGGCATACAAGGAGGCGGACAAACAGATAGATACCCAACGAGCGTCCAGGAGTGGGTCACTGTCAACAACGACAACTCAGGAGCAGAGCAAAGGTTTATATCCACACAAAAGCCAGAAGAGCTTGTGAGGTACATGATTCGAACTTACTCTAACCCAGGAGAGCTTATTTTGGATAATTGCGTGGGCTCTGGAACAACTCCGATAGCATCTTTAAAAGAAAGCAGGAGATTTATTGCAATAGAAAAAGATGAAGAGAATTTCGAAATCGCAACAAAGCGATTAGCTGACCACCTCAGCCACGACACTTCTGATGTAACGGCGTAGCTCAGCGAGCTCCACGCTGTTTGATGCATTCTTTTGCTTTAAATCAATATCCACTTCGTTCCACTGATTTGCAACTGCTTTAACAAGTCTTCTTTTTGCTTTATCAGAAATATTATTCCACCATTTAAAGTTAGTCCTGAATTGTGTCACCACAAGCTTTAAAGGAATCATTCTAATGGTCTCATCAAACTCGGCTGTGCCAACTGTGTATCTTAGATTATGCATTGCCTGAGATGCTCTAGCCCATATTTCGTGAGGTTGCTGAAGGTAAGCTTTTCCTCTTTGTTTTTTGAATACTTCTGGGTCTTCATCACTTGTTGGCTCAGTATTCATGTGGCCGTGCTTATCTTGGAACCTTATAGTTTTTTTTATTCTTAAATATCATTCCATCGGTACGCATGTCATCAAACGCATGACGTAATTCATGCAGCAATAAACTATGGAACAAGTAGTACAGCTTGAAATATACATCAATTCCTGTGACTTCATCTTTATACTCAATCACTTTATCTGCCAGTTCTTGCATGTCTTCTGGGGACACAAATAGCTCAATACGCTTTGTTGCACCGTAATTATATGTGCCATCAGCTTTAGGTGAGTGTATGTATTGGGCCGAACCAGTTGCGTTACTTCTTACAATTGACACCAGCAGGTCCAGCTGTTCCCAAAATGAATTAACTTTTGGACCTAATTTCTCTTGATACTTTTGAGATATACCGCCTGTATGAACGAGACCATATGTTCCTAAGTCCAAGTGCCCTTTGTTTTGATTAATCTCCTGAGCAATTTGATTACCTAGAGCCACCAACACGCCGCTGGTCAGTTCGTTTAGGCCTTTTTCTTCCGACAATCCCTCATCTATAATTTGATTTTGCATTAGAAAGGTCTTTGCACTTTGAAATCAATAGTCTTAGGATAAACTCTTGAGGTGCCCCACTCCTCTATTTGAAACTGCAATTGATATGTTTGATTATGAAGCAGCCAGCTTGTGTCCAACGTAAGATAGTTTAGTTTCTTCTTGTTAATAACTGCTTGATTCACTTCGGTCCACCCAACTGCCTCTATCTGATTGTTCATGTACAATCTGTATTTGATTGAGTAATTATTTTTTGGAGGCTGAGTCGAATATGCAGCTCGCATGTTACAGTAAACTCTAATCTGCTGGTCTGTATAAACAATCCCGCCCTCTGGAAGTCCGTAAATATCAAGAACGTAATCATTTATAGCTGGCTGGAACTGTGTCCCAGTGTAGTAGTTGTCTTGAATCGTAAAGTATTGAGTGATATCTTGAGTATCGTATACAGTGTTAAAAGAAACGCCTTGCCAAACATCTCTATATTGTTGACCACGAGTTGTACCGCTCATAAACACATCGATGTAATATACGCCTTTCTCTAATTGAGTTGGAACCAATCCAGAGTGAACAGCAGACCCAGCGGAGTTTAAAATGTTTACTGTGCTCGCTGTCGAATAATTAGCAGGAGTATTCCCAGAGAATGTGTACAAAAACAATCTTGAAGCTCTGTTGTTGGTGACTTGATTTCGGTCATCTTTTATAGTTTGGTCATATAAGACCTCTATATAGGGTTTAAATGCTGAATTGGTCTTATGGGTAAAGAAAGATGCAATCGTTCGAGTATCGCTACTTAAAGCCTCATAATCTCGTCGGTACGCAACCATCATTCCATAGTTTGCGGAACCACCAGACAACCAGTCAGCAACAATGTCGGTTACATCGATGTTTAAATCTTCGTTTCCAATAGCAAAGTGTTGTTCTCCGTAGCTTGTCGTGGAAGCAGATGGATTAGTGTAAACCCCAGCAGCATCCCACGCAGTTGCGATAGAAGCCGAATTCCAGTTCGAGTACCCCGAAATAAGGAGATTTCCTTTTTGTTTCACAAGATAATCCTCTTTAACCAAATCATACCCGCGACCTTCGTCCCAAGCTTTGTTCACAGGGAATACTTGCAAATCAAAAGAAGCAGCTATCTGTCGCTGTAGCTTATCAAACTCCCAATTCTTCTCCAGAAGTCTTTCTGCAGGGATGGAGTTCTTCATTCTAAGTCTATAAGATATCACTGACCCAGACATAATCTCTCTGTTTGCAATCTTTGAGGTCAAGCCAGCTAAGTCAAACTGGACAAGAAATCTAGAGAATGCGTTCCTAAGATTAACAGAGGTTTCAACACCTCCACCATAAAACAAGTCCGTCACAGCATTTTGACTGGAATTGAAGTTGGCGAAAGCTCCCGATGCTATCGTATTACCTTTCGAGGGGTATATTTTATAAGTGCTCATAGCAAGTTGTTAAGCTTTAAGTTTATTTTTTCGTCAAACCTGATTCTAATCAAGGATATGTCATTTTTTACACAGTAATCATTTTTAATAGAATCAAGTTCTTTCCTTTTAGTAAAACCTCTTTCCCCTCCCCAATGTGCAATAGATTTCTCATGTTGTTCGCCATCGTATTCTATGCATGTATTTAACTCGTCAACATAGAAGTCAAAATAAAGTTTTTTTCCAGTTTTTGGGTTAATGCAATCATTAAAAGTTTTTTGAGGAAAAAACTTTATTTTTCTAAGGGTTAGATATTCTTGTATTAATAGCTCTCCTTTCGATGTATTACATACAGGGCATCCTTGTTTTTTATTTATGTGAGCATCAATCGACTGCTCAAAAATTCCATGCTTTAAGCAGTCGATATTAATTTTTGTGCGATTGGTAATATTTTTTCCTATGGCAGTATACTTATAACGATTTCCATGTACTTCCATAGCTCTTAAAAGAAATTTTTTTTTGTTGTACTTAGCTTTTCCTGAGCACCGAGGGCAACCATTTCCTTGAAGGTGAGAATTTGGAGTTTGACTAAATTCTCCGTGTGAACTGCATATAATTTTTACTTTTGTAGCTGTATTAATGTAGTTAACGCTGGAGTAGTTATATTTATCTCCATGAGTCATTTTTGCTTTATCTGAAAAAGATTTAAGACCCAAAACTAGAGCTTTGGACGATTTGCAATCGGCGCACTGTTTACATCCGCTGCCAAATAAATGATTGGCTGGGGTTTGGCTAAACTCTCCGTGTGAACTACATATAATTTTTACCTTTTTTTGATTATTTTCATACTCAACTAAAGAATAATCATATGTAGCCCCATGTACAATTATGGATTTTTCAGTGAAATCGTGAGTGTTTGATTTTTTTAAAACGCCATTGGCATAAGATTTGCATTTAGGACACCCACTTTTTTGATGTAGATGAACGCTGGGGTTTTGAGAAAAATTACCATGTTTAATGCAAGTTATTACAACATTTGTTCTAGCATTTTTATAAATGACATTACTGTAAGAATATCTACAATTATTCATCATTGTAGATTTTTGTATAAACTCTATTGTTGTTAATCGCCTCATATCTTGAAAATTGACATCTACGTGTGCTTTTTAAATAAATAGATAGCGGTCTTTTTTTCCCGCCTCTATTTATGAGAAACTGTATTACAGATGTATATCGGAGTTCGATTTCCTTTCCAACAAACCAGCCAAGGGGGCATGTTTTCTACTACAAAAACAGATGCAGATGCTATACGCACGAATTTAATTTCGCTGTTGACCACCAAGAGAGGTCAGCGCGTAATGAACAACCGCTTGTACTCACCTCTGTATGATTATATATTCGAGCCGTGGGACTCAAGGGCTCAATCGGAATTAAACAAGGAACTTACTGATAAAATTATCGAATTTATTCCAAACATAAGCATAAGTACTATCAACTACAGTTTTAATGAAGAGAGCTATACATTGACTGTGGATGTTATTTATAAAATCCCAGAATTAGGGGGTTTAAAAGACGATGTATCAATTACAGTAAATTTTGATGACGGACAATGAGACAAATTCAAGTAAACTATCTCAGCAGAGATTTTCAAACAATAAAACAGGACCTAATAAAGTATTTAAAAGCATACTTTCCTGACCAATGGCAAGATTTTAATGTCGCGTCACCTGGAATGGCCATGCTTGAGCTAAATGCTTATGTTGGCGACTTGCTTAGCTATGTTGCTGACAAAAAGTTTAATGAATTATTTTTGGATGGAGTTCAAGAAAGAGTCTCCGTTTATCGCCTTGCTAAAACAAAAGGGTATAAAGTGCCTGGCGTTCGCCCAGCTGTGTCGCTGATTGACGTTATAATAGATGTTCCCGCTACCTCTACTGGGCCAAGCATAACTTATCTACCGTTATACAGAAGGGGTATGCAGGTAAAAGGGGCTGGTCAAATATTTGAAACCCTCAATGACATTGATTTTTCAAGTGATTTTTCTGATAATGGAATAGCAAACAGAACTATTCAACCAGTTCTCAACGCAAACCAAGACCTCCTAAAATATAGAATTGTCAAAAGAGAAGAGATTCGCGCTGGAGTAACAAAGACATTTAGGCAAGATGTTACAACCGATGGGGGCGTTCCTTTTTACCAGATTGAACTTCCTGAAAAAAATGTGCTGGAAATAATTTCAATTATCGTATACACATCGGCAGGTGTCAACAAGATACCTACTTACTCAGAGTGGAACGACGACACAATGAAATACTATGAGGTAGACTTTTTGCCAACCTCTCAAATATTCATGGAGAACGATAATTTCTCTCAGGTAAATGGAATTCAAATAGGCTATTGGAAAGATGTCCCTAAACGATTTGAAAAAGAATTTCTAGCGGATGGAAGTTGCCGAATTACTTTTGGCGGAGGAGATGAAGACTATGCTGCATACACTACTTACATTAACGCTCTTTCTGGAGAAGACGTATGTCAGGATAATTCAAACTTAAATGTCTCAGACATTTTAGACAACACTGCTCTTGGAAATAAAATTCCTCAGAGCGCAACTGTTTATGTTCAATATCGAGTAGGAGGAGGGCAGCTTTCAAACGTAGGAGCCTCAACTCTTACTTCTGTCGCAAATATAGAATCAGTAATAAACGGGGTAAGTGAAGCTACGAACGCGGAAGTAGTTGCATCTACCAAGTCAAACAACCCTATTCCTGGGATTGGAGGTAAAGGCCTGCCGTCTACTGAAGAGATAAAATATAACATCTCAGCTAACCATGCTGCACAAGAAAGATGTGTAACCATAGGTGATTACACATCTAGAGCATACCAGATGGATGGAAAGTTTGGAGTTCCATTCAGATTGCATTCTAAAGTTTCAGATAACAAAGTTAAAATGTACATTCTTTCCATCAATGGAAAAGGGAAGCTTGTTGCGAATTCCACCAGTAGAATAAAAAGCAACATCGTGACCTATCTTTCCAAATATAGAATGGTAAATGACTTTGTAGAAATAAACGATGCAAAAGTTATAAATATTTCACTGAACATTGATTTGTACATTGATAACAACAACTTCAACACAAGGGAGATTAAAGCAGCCGCTATTGATGAAGTCGAAAAATTCTTTGATGTAGACAATTGGCAAATGGGGCAAAACATTTACATATCGCAGCTTACCGATATGTTGAGAGAGCTTCCAGGCGTAGTAAACGTTGTAGACATTGATTTCTTCAACATGCAAGGAGGTGGGTACTCAGAGACGCTACATGCTCAATCCACAGGGGCAATTGAAAACATCATTGGAACTGGAGGATACAGAGTAGCTATGAACCCACAGGACAACGCCATTTTTGGAAGCTCTTTAGCTATGTTTGAGCTCAGGAATCCAAATATGGACGTAAAAATCCGTGTTGCCTCTTAATTTTCTTTGTCAGGACCTTTAGATTCGAACATGTGTTGATTATCATTCTACAAACAAAGTGGAAATGAGAAAATTAACACACGAAGAGGAAAATCAGATAATAGAATTATATGTTCAACAAAAGAAGTCTTCATTAGAAGTTTCTAAGTTGGTTGGTTACAGCGCGACCCTTGTGACGAAAGTTATCAAACGACGAGGATTTGAAGTTCGAAGCATTTCAAAAGCTATGTCGGGCAAAAAACGACCAAACTCTTTTCCTGTCTCAAAAATCATTAAACACTATAACGATGGAATGTCATCTTATCAAATCGCAGATAAAATTGGATGTTCAAGAACGAGTGTGACCAAAATTTTGAAGCAAGAAAAAATAAAACTCAGGAGCAGCTCAGATTACGAAAAAGGCAGAACCGACTTAAAGTCTGATATCATTTCAAAATACACAGATGGCATGTCTCTAAAAGAAGTAGCATCTGATTTAGGTGTTTCATATGGGTGCGTCAGAGGCTGGTTAGAAAAAGAGGGAATTATTAGAACTGAATTGAAAAACACATATAATGGAGGAGGGCTGTTTTCAGAGGAAAGTTTAGACAAATTCAGAGAAACAAAAACAAAAAACAAAGAGAGTGGGTTACATGACCACATTTACCTCGCTAGAACTGGTTATACGTATAAAGAATTTCAATCTATACGTCCAAAGTTTAAAAAATACCATCAAAAAGTCAGAAGCATCACAAATAAGCAAGACCTCCAATCACTATCAAACTTCGACAAAAGAGGCAAAGCAGGAGAAGACGGCGCGTACCATCTTGACCATAAATATTCTATCGCTGAGGGATTTAGAAACGATGTAAATCCAGAAATAATCGGAAACATAGCCAATTTAGAAATGATTCCTTGGGAAGAAAACATGATGAAAAATGATAAATGTTCAATCTCACTAAAAGAGTTACAATCCATAGCTAGTTAACGAATCTATCTACATCAGCATTTAGATTATAAATTTCCTCGCGCATATTTATTGAAAAGCAAGTAGATGCGCGAGGAAATCCTTTATAAAGAATCTAAAACAGGTACAACAATAGTATACTTCGATACCTTCCTTCAACCAGGAGAAGGAAAGAGTCCTGCGTACATGACTTTTGACAACCTAAATCTCCCTTATGAAATTACCACTTTTGATGGTAATCAACAATGGATTAACAAAGGAGTGAACAACTCTGGGGTTAATCCTGCATCTGCTGGAATTGGCACAATTACGGGCTCAGTTTACACCAATACTCTAGATTACACATTATCCTCTTCACAAAAGTCAAGAGCAAGAAGAAATTTTGCTCTTGACATGAACGAACTGTTTTCAGGAAACTCTCAGAGTTACATTTTTTTCCGAGAACAACTTGTGGATGATTTATTTATAACAATAGGTTTAGAGAGAACTCAAAAAACTTTAGACACTCTATCAATATATAACAATCTCAGAAACTCTTTCCCCACACAAGAGTCTGACACAGGAGTTGTGTTTGGCCGTATAATGGCTATGCAGAAGGTGAAAGATGAAAATGGTAACAATATCAAGATTCCGCTTAGAAATGTCCCTATTGGCGTGTTTGCCCCCTCAGACGTGTTTTCAGACGCAACTGATGTAGATGATAATGGAAGTCGAATTAGTTTTAACTTAAAAGAGGCTAGCAAACAAAGTGACTACTTTAATACCGAGAGCTTCTCTGCAGATACTGAGCAGTTTTTACAAGATGGTAGCAACTTCACTCAAGTGCCCTCTCATTATAAATTCATGACCTACACGAATGACGAGGGAGAATTTGTTATTCACAACGTCCCTACTGGGACACAAACGATGGTGTTTGAAGTTGACATGTTTAAGCAAGGGCTGACTAAGGATGAAATATCTTTAAATTTTTTCCCATTCCCAGCAGACAATCAACCAAATTTTGACACTGTTCCTTCTTTCTTTTTTCGGCAGTTCCCAATTGACGTTGTCCCAACATGGGGCGATTTTCAGACTGGATATACAGAAGTAAACATAAACTCAAACCTTGACCTCAGAAAATGGAGCACGTTCTTCGTTCCCCCTGTGGCGATAGACGAGGAAACAATTGAGCAATTACAATCACAGGGCGTTCCAACACCTGTTCAGGTTCAGATTAGAGATATGGCTACTGAGGGGTATCCTATTCGAAATGTTGAAGTTGTAGAAGTTCCTGACATTAGAAGCCGAGAAGAAAATCAGCAGTTTATGTGGAAAAATGAGTTTAAACAGCTCAAAAGTCGCATTGAAATAAGAAGAGATGGCTGGCAAGCATTTAAGCTCCCTGCCAATTGCTATGACCCACAAGGCTTAAAGACTGACAGAGAAGGAGTCCCAACTGGGAACCGTGGAGTATGGTTGGCAGCATATCAAATGAAGCTGTTTTATGATAGCCCGCAAGCTATATACCGAGCTACTGGTCAAAAAACAGTCCTAACTGAAGATAATACCTTTTCAAGAAGAGACCATTTTCACTTAAACTTTCCATATGAAAACTTTGATGAAGTGCCCATTTCTGCGGCTGCGGAAGGCGCATCAAATGGGGTGTTTCCCTATGAAAAGGCGTGGAGTCATAATTACCCTGAGCCATATGGAATACCAAGGCTCCCATCTCAGTCTAATCCAGACTTTTATGACAACGCGGGAGAAGATGGTTCATATGTACTAGAACACCCTTTGTATACAGATGGAGACAGAATTGGACATCCATTTGTGGAAGAATTTCAAGATGACGGCTTTGGTGGAGGCACTGGTGGTTATGGCGTGGAGTCTGATAGAACTAATGGAGACTGGTTCCGAACTGATTTTTCAAGATTTGTGTCAAAAAATACTTTATATCGATATGAAAACAGAGGGAATAGAAGTGAAGAATATGCAAATGGATACAAACCAAACATTCCAACATTTCCAGCACAGCCTGGCGTATCAAGCGTATTAAATGGAGAAAAGTATCAAAGAACCGAGTGTGGTTACGGATACTTTCTGAAACCAGAAGGTTGGGCAAGAACTGCAATATATTCTTGGTGGGGAATATCAGAAGCTACATTTGACAAAGACTTAAATGCAAGTAATGCGAACTCTATTACGACTCCAGAAGAAGGGAGTGTTGGCGGAACCATAAGCAAATCTCCTCATTTTAACTCGATGACTGTAATCGCGTCTAACACGGGGCAAAAAACACACTTAAACTTAGGCTCAAACTCAAATTCGTTCATCAAGACAGGCTATTTAGACCTTTACAGAATTGTTAATTCGAACCCAAATGAGAATCTCAATCCTCTTAAATTAAAAGAAAACGAATCTTCCATTACATTTTACTTTGGACCAACAAGAGTTCAAGGGTCACACACAGCAGGAAACAGAAAGCCTCAGTTTAAACAAACTGAGGACGACGGAAACCAAGACGAATGGAGGTATGCTGAGCATAGCGAAGTAAACCAGTCAACCGTGAATGACGCCAAGCTGTATGTTCAGAACTTAGGTATAAAAACTGCTAAGATAAAATTTGGGAATGGAAATGCGTATTCTTTAGCGGCTGGACAAGGAATAGAACTTAGCTTGTTTGAAGTGGCAAATGACTGGTCTCATCTCACTTGTCAAGCAGAAAGCAATGCTGACTATGATTATACAGAGAGATATTACACAAAATGCGTTTACAAATTTGAGTTTAGGAATGTTAAATTCTATAAAAACTTAACAACTACTGGTTCTCAGAATTTGAGAAAAACAAACACATATTACATTATCACTAGAGAGCTTGCGTCCACGCCTCCAGGCGGCATTCATAACAAGGTTCATTTACACTCTATCTCTAAGAACGTAAAAACAAGGTCAAGCTTGACTGGAAACCAAAAATGCAACGGAGGCCCTCGTTATTATCAAAACACTGCTGACATAAGATATCGAGGCTCTTTTTGGGATGGCGCAAACAGCAAAAGGCACGCGGCTTCATACTGGAGCTCTCAATCTCCTTATGAGCTAACCTGTATAGAGGACAGCGGTTATCAAATTATTGATAGCGATACAGTTCAAAGCGTGTTTAATCTAGCTCTTGACGGGGATTTAGGCGGAGTGATTAGTGGACTATCTAACTTACTTGATGACATCTTTTAATAATGAATAAAAAGAAACATAAAATATTACTGACGGCTTTAAAAAACGCATCGTCTGAGGATGTTGATTTGTTTTTAGAGATTGATTTGGTTCAATCTTATAAAAACATGAATCAAAGCCGATATGACAACAACTTTGACTTAGCCGAGCAATTTGTAAAAGAAAGAAATGCGTCTCGAAATTTTCGAATTTACGGAGAAATATCTAGTACAATAATTGATTGTAATAATTTAACTATAAGAGTGTTTACGGACCCTTTGTATTTGAACGAAATAGACTCTGTTGAGACAACTCTTGTTTCATATGGAAAAGAAAATGTGTTCGGAAAAAAGAGAGGAAAATATATTTTAGAGGTTGATAGCTTCTTTTCTGATGATGTCTACTTTCAAGTAGATTCAGACAATTTTAGCTACAAGCAACAGCGCTGGAGTCAAAAGCTAGTCCACTATGATACTGAAGGGAATTTTGCACCATACGGAACCGAAACGCTAGACATCAATCTTGATAGTTCAGTGTTAATAGAAAACAACTTTCCATTCTTCTTCAACAAACACTGGATAAGACTGGATTATGATATTATAGAGGAAAAAGTTGCTAAATACACATGGGATGCCCCTGAAACCACCTTGTCAGAAGGACAGTCTGTGAACCACACTTTGTCTCTGGATAAACTTAGCCCTTTCGGAAATGAAAGATTAACTTTAACATGGAGCCCCAATACACCCTTTGCAGGGTATTCACAAGGGGTTTTGTCTGGTTTGGGTGCAGATAACCCACAGAGGGTTTTTGAGGTTAATATTCCGCCTGAACAAGAAGACCAGTCACTAGCAGCTCTAAATGGTAATGCATTTGTTTTAATTCCTATTCTCCCTGATAACCTTCAATATTTTACTGTTGGACAAAACCTTCGAATACTAGATGGAGACTATCAAGGGGCATATACTATTGAAGCAGTATCCACACTAGGGTTTTTTGGAGATAATGAAGAATTTGATTTTACAGCAATAGTCCTAAGTGCTCAGTTTTTTGATATCCCAGACAACACAAACAGTTCAAGGTATTTTGTTGGTACAGCTCCTGATATATCTATATTTCATGAAGGCAATCAAGTGAGCCTCCCCTTAGATTTGGAGTGGACCACAATTGAACAAAATAAGTTGTTTACATTTCAAGCAAATACCGACTTTGAAATTGAGTTAGATGAGTTTTTTAAAATTGATGGAGAAAATGCGGTCCGAGTAGAAAAAGGAGTATTTCCTTATCACGGGCTTACACTTCTCGACAATACTGTTCAAAAAGAAGTAAGATACAATTTTGGAAATATCTGGGAAAACAGAGCAAGGTTTACTGGAAGAACTTCTTATGACATAACAGCTGATGAAGACTTCGATAGAACAGCGCCTGGCCCCTCAATTTTGAGGAATGGAAACTTTTGGCAAGGCCGAAATGAAGAGTTCTATACAAATGACTTCTTTGACCTCACGATTACAAATGAAGGCATTCGAACAATTATTCCTCCAAATGAACTCCTAGGTACTGACGCATCTTCTACAATAGAGGCTCAGGAGTCAAGGACATTTAGAATAAAAACCCCGTACTCAGACAATCTCCTTCACAAGGTTGAAATTATTTATGAAGATGTGTTAATTAATTCATTAGATGACTTGCCAATCAGCGCTGTTGGGAACATCAATATAAATGGAACAGATATAGCTGCCACTTCCCTCGGAAGTTTTCAATACATATACGAAAACATGAAGTCTCGACTAGATGATGGACCAAGTGACTGGTATAGGTTATATGGCACCCCTAAACCATTTAAAGCAGTATTCGATGATGATGCAAGAAAAATAACGTTAACATCAACTAGCCCTGGAGTGAGGCTAGTTGTGTTTTCTAAGAACCCAATCACATTAGTTAATTATTTGAACACTTTCCAATTGAACCCTCAAATGCCAATGAGGGTATCTCTCTATGCCAATTCTAACCAAAATCAGGAATCTAGATACAAATTCACAATCAACAAATTAGGCTACAAAGAAACCTATATACCTTCTGCTCCTATACAAGCTACGGAGGGGGCGGTAGTTGATAGATACCTTGTTACGGGGTATCGAGACATTTTATACCCATATGACTCAACTCTTGAGCAGTGTAATTTTAGATTAAACGCTAATGACCTAAAAGGGGTATCGTATTATGAGGCCACATTCAGTCCTGACCAAAATCAAATTATGGAATATGGAAGTGTTATCATAAACGGGGTTCTCCTTTTATCGTCAAGCCTTTTGCCTCTCAACGAAGAAAACTTAACACAGCAAGGGTTTTTTCTGAATGAAAACGATGAAATAGAGTTTATGGGAGAATTTAGAGCCGCCCCCATAGTCCCTATACCATGCACCAGTGAAATCATATCTACTCAAAACACAAGAGCTATATGGGAAGTTCAGATTGAAGACATGTCTGATATTGGAAACAACTTTAACGGTACACGTTCATTTGACATAACTCTAGGCAATGGCGATGGGGCATACACACTTACTGTTGGTGGACCTTCGAGTTCTGCTACAAAAAGGGCTGCAAATACTTGGTGGAATGGTTTCCCCATCCCAGTGTCGGATGAAAATGGTCCATTGGAGCCAAATGCGATACTGAGACTAAGACTCGACGAGGGGAATGGCAATGAAGTACCAGAAGGACCTTTTTCAGGAAGTGTCACCAACAACAAGCTAACCTTGGTTTCCAAAACTCCAGGACTCAACGTTCAATTGGATAATTTAGTAAACTTTGACGGATACAATGAGGGAGAAAATGCAAACCTTATTGAAACCCTGGGAGATTTTTTATCAGACATTTTTGAAGAAGTGCTCGATTTAGAGACTGAAGAAGAGCCTGATATAAACCCTTTCTCTTTAAAAGCAAAACAATTTGCGCCTGGAATAGAGGTCGGAGAACTAAACACAGGAAGAAATGGTCTCGGAGGCTTTAGATTTAACATAGAATAATTGAAACAGGTTATTTATAATAGATGACATATCAAAACGACATAGTAAAAACTCAAATATACATAGACGTGAGGCCGAGTTCAGCCTTCACTCAAGGCTACGGCGTGTTTCAAGTCTCAACTAGAAGCTTAGGTATGCGGCCTGAGTTTGATTTTTACATCAATGTAAACCTCAATCAAACGTTTGAGATACATGAGTATGTTGACACACAAATTGACACTGGTATAAAAAAAATCCCAAGGCAAGAAATAAATCCATACTTTTTGGAATACGGCTTTTTCGATGACATCGCCAGAAACAAAGTCAACAATGGAGAAGATTTAAGTTTTTCTCAATTAAACTTTATTCGAAGTGTAAGATTTGATGTATCGTTTTTAAGTGATGATGAATTAAAAAACTGGTTCGACTCTGGAGGGAGAAATGAGCTGCCGTGGGCAAGTGTGCTTGGGAGCGACACAACGATATATGACATAGAAAAGGCTCAGATAAATCTAACCAACATTATCTCAAAAGCAGAGGTATTGAAAACAGCTATTAATAGATAATGCAGAAGCACAACATAATTATAAACAAAAGATTTAAAACAAATGGACCAGTCGTCAATAGCGGCCTTGACCTGCAAAACAACTATTATGTCTATACTCAAAACTTAGGCGGCGGGTTGACCAGTGAGTTCAATGTACGCGCTTATCTAAACGACCCCCAGAATCAGCTTATTATTGACCAGTTCATTGTATTTATTAAAGGAGCCACAACTGAGGCTGAGTTTCTGGAAATATTTTATGACGACTCAAAGCTTCAAGCGGTGTTTAATAAATTTTTTGAATCAGAACTTCAGGGGCAACAAGTGTCTGTTACGGCAGCTATCGATGAATCTCTTGCAAACACTATCTCAATAATCGTGAATGATGGATGGTTTAAGTGGGAAGGAGATGTTACAACAAAACCAATGACAGGGCTCCCTGAAAGTCTTTTGAGCCAAATAAGAATTGACACACCTAGAGAAGAGCTTGTCCCAATAAACATTCAAGACAGCTATTATATCCCTGTAAAATTAAACTTTAGCCACAGTCAATTGCCTAGAAGTAAATTTAAAGTTTGCAACGACTACGTAGATTCAAGACTTAACCCAGTAGAGCACTATTTAACATCGCAAGGCTTGACAGATATTCAGTCTGGAGAAATGGTGAGAACATTTTTAAATCTAATAAACCCCACTGGAGAAGAGCTTCCTATTGAAACAAATGCAGCTGGAAGCAGTCTATCCAGCCCTGAAACCTCAGAAGAAAGATAATGGAGGAGTCAAATAAGATATCAACAATACTACAGTGTTTCGTAGATACAAACCTGGAGTTAAATGAGAATTTTCTCTATTCAGAGACAAAGGTTCCGACTGTGTTTTTTACAGAAACATTTAGACGAGCTCCAGAGAACACCTCCATTAGGATAGATGTATCACTACTTGCTTCTTCTGAAAAAGGGAGAGAAAGCGTCAGTGTGGTATTTATTCCTGGCGCAGCTGGACTTGAAGACGTAGGGATAAACTTGCCAATTGTTTTAAATTGGGCAGAGGGAGAGCAAATCAAAACTGTGTTTGTGGAGCTTAAAAAAGATTTTGAGCTAGAAGTCGGAAGAGACGAAGATTTCAGTTTAGCTTTGGTTGGAGCAATAAATTGTTTACCAAAAGAATCAAACTCTACAATAACAGTTGTCATTGAGGATGAAACAATATTTAACAAAGTTTCTTTCTTAGAGACAGAAGACAGCTCTCTCTTGTCAAATGGAATAACTCAATATCTGAGCTACTTCTATGATACAGACAGCCCCGTTACATTAAAACTTGGCTTAAACAATCAGTCTGAGGGCGGAGTCGAACGTTTAAGCGTAAAACTCTATCGACTTAGTACACCTAATTTTGATGGGAGATTTGCAGGCTTAATAACATCCATACCTGTTCAATTTGAGATTGGAGAACAGACAAAAGATGTGCTTATTGAAAATATAGCAAACTCTGTTTTAAACACTTCTCCAGTCATAGTTGTCACAATAGAAAACACTATAAAAGTGGAGTTAGATACAAATCAAGGAGCTTATAAAAACGCACTAATGTATGTGGAAAACAATTCGCTCTCTATAAACAGAAGATGGACAACGATAAATTTTGGAGACTTTTATAGACAAAAAGGACCAACAATAGGCGGCCAGCTCCAGTTAAGAAGCCCAGTTTCTAGCGAAATCCCACAAGACTTAAACGAGACACAGAATGGATGGGCTCTGAAATACGGAAATGTGTACTTAGAAAATGTTAGCAATGAAGAAAATGGTTTTGCAGAAGCCAATTATGATAATTTCCCCACATACAGGTTTGGGCCATCATTCAACGGTGGGTTAGATGACATTTCTTTAAAGATAACAAATAACGGAGAATTTGATATTTTATGGGATAATACCTTAGTGCAGCCAGGAGGAACTTTTGAAGTCCCAGTAAGTGGCGTAGATTTTGAAATTTCGCTGCCATCAAACTCTCAGCTAATTGAGGCTGGTGAAATCATTCCTCAAACAGGAACAGAGGCCATCGAGAGGCTTTACGCTCAATCCTTATACAGCATCAACATTAAATACAACAATGAAGGATATACAAACCCAGACGGAGACAATATGTACTCACATGGCTTCGTTCTTAAAAACGGGAGCGGCGGGGAAGTCGAGATAGGGACTTTCGAATTCACTAATTACGGCAATGTTTTTGAATCCCAAGTCAACAAAGACTATCTAGCTGGATATTACGTATCAGTTTTAACCAGATACAACGGCAGCTTATGCACAAATGAATTCAGTGGAGAAGAAAATGTATACAATATTAGAGTGCTTGGAGCTATATTATTAGATGACACAGAGTCTGAAACTGATTATGGAGGATTTGAATTTATAAAATTCAATGATTTCAACCCCGTGTGTGGAGGAGCAAATACAAGTTACATGTCTCCACTATGGACAGGAATCCCGTTTGAAATCGCATCTCCAATTGACGATGGAACAGACGGGTAAAAATATTTTATCCACCAAATTCGACGTAGACATAGAAAGATAATTCAGCGTCACTATTTATAGAAAATAAGAATCATGGCAACAGGACTTTACGGAACAAAAACACTTGCATCAGTCGATTTTAATGACGTGGACATCTTGTATGCATTCACGCCTTCTCATGAAGTCGTAGGAGATTTACAATTTAAACCTCTTTTTGGTTCTATTACAGAAAGCGAGTTCCGAAAAATGATTGGCGCAGACGGGTCATATAAACTTCGCCTCCCCGCTACTATTTTTAATAAGCTTGGTTTTTATACAGTAATCATCAAACCAAAGACATTTCAAACTCAAATAATTGATTGTTCAATCGTTGTGACCAATACAGACACTGAAATACAAATGTCTAAAAAAGGAATAATTATTCCAAAATTAAACTTTCAAGACACAGGAAGCTTAATTGGGTACCGCCTTGAGTATATTGACGAGAACGGAATAAAAATAAAAAACTTTCACCGCATTGTTACTTCCAGCGACTTGGTAAATGTATCTGTGAATTCATCCAGCTCAAACTCAAGCTCTACATCTTATGTGTTAGACCAGAATGGAACAAGTTTATTCTTGACGGTCACGCCAGACGAAAACACTTTAATATCCAATGCTCAACAACCAAGCCTTGGAAGTGCTGGTCAGTCGATTTTAATCTCTAACACTTTCTTTGACCCAGTTATGATTGAAGTCGAAATGGTGGACCAAAATCTTAAAACCCTTGGCAGAGTTCTCACAGGGAACTCTATCCGAGACAATCTTACTGGGCGACTATCTTACTTTGATGAACAAGGGAATCTTTGGAGACAATACAGTCTTCTCACTAAGAAGAATCAGTTTGGAACTGGCGAGATTGACATTAAGAGAGAAGTCAGAAATATCGACTTCAATCAAACGTTTGACGACGTTCAAAACTCCTAATCACCTCTGAGGAGGCAAGCCTTCGTATTCTGTAGTCTGAGTCCCAGAACCCCCTGTACCTTCGCTTGGCGCAGAAGAGTCAGCTGGAGAATCCACAATATAACCAATTGTCTGGCCAGAGTACACTTGACTCTGAGTTGCCTCTGTGTATGAAATAATAGACTGTTTAACTCCAAACAGATTTACAACATATTTCACATTTCCTAACCGATAATAATATGTTGAACCTGGAACCAAAGGAACAGAAGCTCTTCTTGTTGTCTCTGAGATGAACGATGTTTTCTCAACGTTTGCTACACGTCTTGTGCTATTGTTTGTTTCCGCTTTGGAGTAGAAATACTTAGAAGTGGCGCTAGATATAGTAAACCCACTATTAACTGCTTGATAAGTAATTTCTATCAAGTACTCATCCCCATCAGACACATTAGAGAAAAAGAATTCTGGAGTAAATGTTTCTGCTGAATAGCTTTCAGGTCTAGGGCTTTCCACTTTAGGAACAGAGGGCGGGTAAAAACAAGTGAAGAAAAGCCCTTTAGCTGTTAATCCGCTCCAAGAACCAGATTCAATAATATTTTCATCACCAAATGTTTTGAAAGACGGAAGCCGATTGTAATTTAAGCTTTTTTCGTTCATCCCAATTACATTTTTATATGTATTCAAGACTTCTCTGAAAGCGTGACGAGTATTGAAAAAATACATTGCTTTGTCCTCAAATATCTCTTCAGACCTGCCTTTAAGTGGTTTATCTATTTGTTCGGGCGAAAACACATATGGAACGGCTTCGCTAGTAAGTGTGGTAGTTATAGCTGTTGATGCTGAAAATGAAATAAAAGGCTGAGCTATTCTTCCTTTTACAATATCGTAATTTTCCTGACTTGGAACCTCTCTATACTTTAGAATTTCCGTATAAGGAACTTTGTATATATCATGACTCATTCCTAAGTAGTTCTCTGACAAAAATACAGCATTGTTTGCTGAAAATGCAAACTTTATTTGAGGCCTGCCGTAGAGTTCAAAAATTGACTTATTGGTCTGACCTGCAAAAAGAAGAGTTCCTGCTGTAATTGCGCTGTAAACAGGCGCATCGAACTCAAACACATCACTGACTGATGCTTTATGGTTTAAGTGAGTATTGGCATAGAAAGATTGACCCTTAGTAGATTTAGTACCAGAGGTTTTTGAGGTTTTGGTTTTTTGAATTACACCATTCCTTATTCTAGCAATATTTGTATCGTTTTTCTTAGCCATCAATTATTTCTATATCTTCAACAAAATCATCAACTTCAACTTCAATTTCAAATGTATCAATTTGAGACTGGACTAAATCAACGTTTGCTCCAATGTTTAATGTGACTGGACATAAATCCAGCTTTATCTCTGCTACAACCTGCGACGTTAAGGCCCAGGGAGTTCCTGACATTGTTATAATGTCGTTAACAGTATTAGTAACTCGAATAGGATAAAGTTGATTATCAGGAGACAAAGGCACTGCTATCTGAAATTCAGAACCAGCATTTATGCCAACAGGATAAACAAATTTCTGTCTATTAAATACTGTATTTCTATAAATCGTACCAAAAGCCTCTAGAATAGAAGTTGCGGGAATCAATTGTTCCGCCGCACAGTAAAACTGGACCTCTATTAGCTCTAGAAACTTTTCTAATTTCCCAAATCCAATTTGATTTGGGTCAGGGGTTGTCATCTTATAGTAATGCATATATATTTCTCGCAATTTATGGTAGTGGTATCCACCATTGTGCGCATTAGACGTCTTCCTGTTGACGGGGTCTACATTTGATTTATAAATAAAATCAGTCCATTGCGCGAGCGTCATTCCCGTTATGTTTCCAGGGTTTACTTTACTGCAATCCTCAATAGTCCATTCAAATGGAACATTTAAGTTGGAAAACTGAAATGGGTCTCCAGAGCCCCACACCCAACACGTTCCGCTTAGTTGGTAATATTCATGCAAATCACACTCAATAGCTTGAGCGGGGTCGATTCCTACAATCAACTCCTTGGAATTCATTATGTTTTCAGAACCCCAATTTATTGTTGCCCCTGTTTGGATTTTAATGTTATCAATTCTAGCAATGGGGTCAAACTCAGTTCTCCACTGATTTATGTATTTATCTCCATTTCCACGACCCATGCCGCCTTCTTGAAAAGCAAAATTGGAATCATCATAATTGATGTAACCGTGCTCGTTAATTTTATTATTCAGTTGCAGCTCTAAAATAGTTCCCGTGGAGCCTGTAATAATTGCTTTATTGATGTCGTATACAAACTCTTCAATTCGAATCATACAGTCTGGTGCACCAATTAGTTTAAAAATAAACTGCATAGCATCTCGTGTTCCTTTTCGTTTAAACAACCAAGTTAGATTCACCATCATTCTCCTCCAAAGCTGAAGGTCGTACTCTTTCTTAGGGCTCCCTGTGGACCCGACGCTTGTAGCGAGGTACTCCAAAAGGTCTAGTTCGTTAAAACCGCTGGTTAACTTCCATCCAAGAAGTTCAGCTAATTTAAACATAAACTTGTCTGGAACACTACACTCCCCATCATATTCAACTGTGTGAGCATAAGATATTCCATCGATGTAACGTTTTATTTCGTCAAACTGGTGAGCGTAGGTTTGGATTGTTCTTCTGTAAAGAGAGTCGGCAGAATCTAAGTCCAAGTAATTTTCTGGAATCATAGTTCGCATCATAATATCGGTTTTCTCACAATCTAGCAATTCAGCTAAGGTGAGAAGGTTGTCCTGGTAAGTTACGTACCCCGCTGTGTTTATGTCAATGTTGAAGCCATCAATATTTTTAGGCCATGTGTATGTGGTTGTGATGTAGTTTCCGTCATCGAACTGCGGGTTTTGATGCCTCCATGCTCCGCTTGTTAATATGTGATTCTCCAGAGGAGTCCTGTCTTTATAAAAGCTCTTTAGAATTCTATCAGTTGGGCGAATCCATATAGCAGCTGTTTGTTCTGTGTCTGTTGACCCAGTAAATAAAAGCGTTTCTAAAGTAAATTCTAAGTATGTTCCAGCTGAAAATGTGTATGCGGATATTACATGTAAAGGATTATCGTATAACGTTACACCGCTAAGCTGAATAACATAGTCCTGTGTATCCATTAAAAGGCTTCTTCCTGTAATTGTAGAGCCTGAGTTAAGAATTACACCGCCTTGGTTAGTTAAAGCAGAGTATGGCACCTTAAACTTGCAATAAGAGGCTGTGGTACCCGTGGTAACAGCTGTGTACTCATATGCCGTTACTCCAGCAGATTCTTTTTGGATAGATGCCACAGCATATGGCCACGCTGTAATCGAATTATCCAAAGATGTGGCGATGTCTAACTTAAGAGTTTGAAAATACGCGTAGTTAGACGGGTCTTTCTTTTTTAAATTAAGTTCACGAGATGACACAAATACAGAATTGTTTCTAGAAAACCCAGAAACATTAAGACTAGAAAGAGACTCATACCCATCAAATCGGAGTCCTTGAGTATCCCCATTAACAATGTCTGTGCTTGGATTTCTCGTGACTCTGTAGTCGCCAAACGTGAACACTGACTGGGATTGTGTAGGGAAATCCCTGAAATCCTGTCCTGGGCGGAAGTTTACAGAAATCGTATCTGCTGTGTTTGGTTCGAAAATAGGCATTGAATGTCTTTTCAATAAATATTAATCAAAAAGATTCTAACCTCAATGTGCATTTACTTTAGAAACACTCTGTGTTATTTTTTGGATGATTATTTATCAGTAAAACAATTTGATGTCATTTCTCACTCAGGACGACAACACGTACATAAACATAAAACTAACCGACACAGGACGAAGACGACTGGCTCAAGGTAACTTGACTTTCGACCAAGCCGTGTTATCGGATAGAGAAACAAACTACTCTTTTGACCGTAGGTATGATACGCTTTGGAATCTAAACCCAAATAGCGGCACCGAACTAGCTTTAAGTGGAAACAGCATTTTTTCACCAAAAGATGACCACCCTGCTCTAAGTCCAATAAATTATGACGGCTCTCAACCTTACTCGCTAAACTCAAGAGTGCACGTAAAAAACGAGACAACAACTGCTCAAACGGATTCTGTAGGATTTTGGAGCGCATTAACGAATGGTAACAAACACAAGATTGGGCGATACCTGCTAAAAAATAACTGGGTTTACTCAGGCTCAAACAGCACAAGCATACAAGAAGGAGCTATTGACTTCGTTTTTGGTACCTCCAACCTTCTAGCTGGAGTATTGCCAAAATTGGGTCAGCTGTTGTATTTACGCACTACCACGTCTATTAACACCGCTAATGGGTTCTTAGGGATGTCAAATGCTCGCTATAACGACGTGGCAATGATTTCTAAATGGTATCGCGTAACAAATGAAATTTCTTCAGGCAGGAGAACTTTAGACCGAAACCCTCCTTTTATTGCTGCTCAGTCTGGGCAAGACAAGCCTCTACCATATTTTGTCTATGAATTTGACGCCGTAGATAACTACTATGGCTCCGCCGTAACAGTAAATTGCCCTGTTTGGAATTTAAACATCGTAAGAACATCAAGGGAAATTGGACACAAAAGAAAAGCTGTAGGAGGGAACATAGGCCATAGCTACACCAACTACGGCTCTGTTCCATACGCAGGGGCAAAAGAAATGTTTGACTTTGATGAAAATCAAAGACAAGTAGGCTTCTTGCATTACTCCAATGAATCATCAGGTCAAACCTACTGGGATTCCATAATTCCAGGCGCCACTGAGGTAGACATCCCTGATTTACTTTGGCACAGAGCCACAGATGAAAGCGGGAATCTTTTCATAAGTGGAACAGCTATAAGCTCTGGCCATAGATTTACAGATTACGGAAGTACTATCTATCAAGATAAAAAAGCGGGAACATCATATACACTCCTTCGTGACGCTGTTACAGGAAGTCCATTAACAGTTGGTCGAGTTTACTACGACCTTAAAACGATTGTTTTAACAGACCCAGAACTATTGACGGCGTTGTCATATAAGTCAAATAGAAACTGGACACTTCCGCCAATGAATTTCTCTTCTGTGTCAAGCCCTAAGCCTCAGTTCGACACTGGCAAGAAGCCTGGGTTTATGAAAAGTAATCATAACTACTACATGACCTATTACATGAGCCCAGGTGAATTGGGAGAACTGAGCTCAAACGCTTATCTTGAAGGTAGAAATTTTGGGCATCACTATTACATGCACTGTGGTTATGTTCAAAAACTAAGCGGTCACACGGACGAAAATGGATACCACAAACACCTTAAAGGAACTTTTCCTCAGGGCCAGCTTCCGTACATGAGAAACAGTCAAACGTTTGAATCATTCTCAGGAACAGGCTGGGGAGCTAGTAAAGTTCAAATATTAGTTCAAGAAGTACCTGTAAACAGGGACGGAGGTGCAGATAGCTTGCATCCTGGAAAGTGGTCTGGTTGTTCAAGCTTGAACAAAAATGCGCAAAACCAAGACCCTGCAGGAGTGTTTTCTTTTGGACATGCAAGCTCAAGCTTAATTGAGCCGTCCCAGCTTTACAACGCTGAGTTCATTGTTTCGCAAGCCGATATAACATCTGGCGACACAATGCCTCTCCTTTTAAGTGGCTCAACCAGAAACATATACGAGTTGCATGACTATTTTAATCTTTACAATGATGAAAAAAATAACGGATTAGCTTTGGGTTCAGAAAATCACTTCTTTGGAAATATTAAGACTGCTAAAAAGAAAGTGCGATATGATACGTACATCACTTTAGTTGTTGAGGGCGGAGAATTAAACAGCTCACAGAATTCTTCATTCGATGCAGAAAAAAATGACAACACATACATTACAGAAATAGGAGTACTAAATTCTGATGGAGAACTTGTAGCTGTCGGGAAACCGACGCGCCCTATTCGAAAAGGTAGCGGAGAATGGAAAGTGCTCCAATTGAAATTAGAATTTTAAACCAAGACTATTTAAGATAAACTTTCCCATATGGCTTTTTTGCAACAAGAACCAACCACATTTATCAGTGTTAAGCTCACCAACAAGGGCCGAAAGGAATTGGCATTGGGTAGGCTAAATTTTAGTCAAGCAGTGGTTTCCGATAGAGAAATCAATTACGAGTTCAATAGAAGATATCCAGATACACCTTATTTTGCAAACCTTAATCCTCCAGCCACAGAGATGTTTAACATCTGCAAAAGCAGGGTTATGGAACCACACGATAACCAACCTGCCCTTCCGACATTAAACTTTGATGGAACAAATGCTTTAGATTTAACGTCAAAAGTGTTCGTGACAAAACAGATTGCTACGGCTCAAACTAGCTCAGTCGGATTCTGGTCTGCAACAACAGCTGACTCAGCAACTGTTAATGATTACATATTGCATCCAAGCAGATACATCAGGAGCGGACAAACAACAACAGGGTTAATTAGTGGACCAGCTACGTGGAGCTCCTCAACCGAAGTAATGCTAGGAGGCGGAAATCTCCTGCTTTTAAGGTATTCTGCACCTATAGGCTCAGAACCGCAATTAATTAGTACTGCCCCGTTTGTGGATTTATTTTATAGGATAAGAACGGCAGATGCTTCTGTTGATTCAATACGAGTAGACAGGCCTGTTCCTATATTTGCTTCAGGCACAAGAAACGTTGCTTGGTATGAATATCCTTGGAATGGCGTAGAAACATACTATGGCTCTGGAGCAACGGAAAATTGTCCAGTCTGGAACTTAAATATTGTAAGAACGTCAAGAGAGATTGGTCAAACAAAAATGGCTATAGGAGCCAACACAGGATATAGTTATTCTACTTTTGCCTCCAAAGAGTATAGTGGCACAAAACAATATTTTGGATTCGAAGATGACTTGAGACAAGTAGGGTTTATTCACTACTCTAATAAGTACACGGGAAATACATATGCTGAACAATTAGTCCCAGGAACAACTCAGGTTGACATGCCCAGCATTATGTGGCATCGAAAAAGTGCTAACCCAGGACAAGCTTATGAGAGTGGCCAGAGATTTACAGACGAAGGAAGCGATGTGTATTTTGACCAAGCAGCGAAAACCTCATTCACCCTATTAAAGGATGGGACTTCAAGTAGTGCTTTAATTGTGGGAAGAATCTATAATAAGCTAAAACTTATTGTAGTTACAGACCCTGAGTTATTGACGGCAATGTCTTATAAGACCGACCGTAACCACACGCTCCCTCCTTTGATTGTTGGAAGTCAGTCTGCACCAAAGTCTCCTTCTACAGTAATGAATACGTCAGGGCTATTGAGAAGCGACCATTACTACTATGTAACATATTTTACTCAATCTAAAACTCCATACAGCTCAACAGATTCCTACGGTTACAAGCAAGCTATGCATTGTGGATATATAAGTAAGGTTGAAGGCTTTACTGACGAAAACGGATATGCTCAGTATTTAACGTGCTCATTTCCAACTAAAGCATTCCCCTACCTAAGGAACACAGCAGGGTTCACTACATACTCTGGAACAGGGTGGAGTGCCAATAAAGTTCAGATTTTAGTTCAAGAAGTTAGAAAAGATGAAGACAAAGGCTTGGATGCGTTGCACCCAGGAAAGTGGTCTGGCGCCTCTGATATTAAAGCGTTTGGTAATGGAGTTTACTCTGGTGAGTCAACACACACAACCATCGACCCAACATACTTACAGGGGCAGCAATTTATTGTCTCTCTAGATGACATAAAATCAGGGACAACTCAGCCAAATTTTATTGCTGGACCCAGCAATAATTTATATGGGGTTTCAAGCGGTTTCACATTCAACAGTGATTATTTAAATCTTACTGGGATGACATATGGAAACGAAGATTTCTTCTTTGGAAACATCAAAACAAAAATAATGTCTACCACCTACAAAACTGTGTTTACAATTGTAGCAAAAGACAGCGAGTTCAACGCTTCTAATAACGGAGGTTTTGATGGGGCAGAAGACGCAAACACATATATAACCGAAATAGGCATACTTAACGACCAAGGCTTACTTGTGGCTGTAGGGAAGCCTACTTATCCTATTAAGAAAAGCTCGGCAAGGTATTTAACCTTCCAATTAGAGCTAGATTTTTAATAAGAGAAACTATTTACTAGAAAGAGAATAAAAAAAATGGGATTCATAGCATCAGCAGACACACTTTATGCGAAAGCATATTTGACCGACAAAGGTCGTGAATATCTTTTCAATAAGAGCAATATTCGTTTCGACGCGTTCGGAGATGACCTCTTTGAGATTAAGTCATTTGCCCTAGGAGACCCCGACGTCAATTACAAAACAACGATTACACTAATTTCAGGTGAAGTCCCAGATATTTCTGGAAAAAGCGAGGGTTGTTTAAAGACTTCTGTGAATTACGAACAGCGCAACCAGTTATTTTTTGAAAACTTTGACCAACTTGTTTCCCAAGATGTTCTTTACGGCACAAACTTGACCGACAATGTTTTAGATATATCTGTTAATCTTGGAGGCTCTAATGACCTTCCAAATGGAAGTGACACTAGTGGTGGAACAGGTACAGATGACGGCGGTGGTGTAGGCACAGGAACTGGAACAGGTGGAACTCAATTGCCAAACGCAGGATAACAATAAACAAAACTAAAAATGCCTAACAATCCAAGCCCAACAAACGTAGTCTTCCGAAAGGTGACTCTGGCGACAACCAACAACGAGACAGTTATTTCTGAGGGGCACAAAATATTTGGGCCTTATGCTCAAGGTATTACTGTCTCTACTTTGGCTACAGGAAACAAGAAAGTTATACCTCTTACCGATAGCACAGGAGAAGGGTCTCATTTTTTAAAACTCACTTTTCCAGACCCGACTGACACGAATTCAATCTCAAATTCGACTTTATATGTGACTTTTGCTAAAAAAGACGCAACATATACAGACGGGTATAGAGATTATGAAACTGCTTTGCCAGATAGCATGATTGCTGACATAAAAACATGGATTAACAATGGTCGTGCCGCGCTTAATTCTAGTATGATTCGTTACAGGAAGCTTGTTTTTACATCTTACGGACGTCAAACACTTCAGTCTGAGAACTCCTTAACTTTTGAGGTAAGGTTTAATTATACTGGTTTACAGATTGGCGGCGGACCTGGCGGACCTACTGAAGGCGGCGATGGTGTCGGACTCGGACAAGGTTAATCACTGGTACATAGTCAAAAAAAATCCAACAAAAAAATCTCAACATCAATAATAATATAAACGATGCCAAGTAATTTTCAAAAACCAATACAGAGTGTTATTTCAACAAAGAGTGAGACTGCATCACTAAAGTCTGTTGCTACGTCTGACCTGACATACACTGCGTGTTTTAGGACTGGGCTGACTTCTACAGAAGCTAATTACTTTGTGTCATTTAACCTTCCACACATTGCAGCAGATTTAGCATCAGGAAGTACAATGGCTTCCGCACATCCTGAGATTTATCAGCTAAATGTCGGTAAAATTGTAATAGCGCCTATTCCAAGAAGCTTCTACAGTGAGATGATAGATGGACGTTCCATTACGTTTACAGTTCCTCAACATGGAATAGCAGATAACCCCAATTGGACCGCTAAAACAATTGTGTCGTCAACATACAACATACTGGAGAAGAAGAGCGAAAACGCCCTTCTAGGTAAGAATATTGCATTTTTGTTTTGTGATGAAATTAACCTTCCTTATACAGGAACCACAGACGGAAACGGCGTTAACAAAGCGAGTCAAACCACTTGGAATACATCAAGCTATCTTGACAGACCTTCGGCAACAGCATATCAAAACTTGCACCCAGATGGGATGCAAATCGACATTAATTCTGACCAAAGACCCTGGAGCCAAGTAAATCTTGCCGCCGCAGTACCTGAAATTTACCCAACCACAACAAACCAAGGATACAACTATGATGTCCCTGTTGGGTTTGCAGCGCTAGACAAAGGATATATGGTGTTAACTCACCCGATGATTGTAAATCAAATCCCGTGGGCATCTGGAAAAACAACCCCACACGCATATGCAAACTCTGGGGTTGGAACAACAGATATCTGGTTTGGCTCAGGAAGTACTGCTCAGTTTTACGACTTAAACATTAGTTTTAAAACATCAGTCGTTTGCATGGCTCTTCCAGGAGAATTTCACTTTACAAACAACCCAACGTGGAACTTCTCTGAAAACCTTCAAGAGTACACTCTTGGAACAAACAACTTTGATTCAACTTATGTAACCGAAATCGGGCTCTACAACAAAGAGGAAGAGCTTTTAGCTATTGCTAAACTGGACAGAGCTAAAGAGAAAGGGTACACTGGAGTATTAACATTTACATTGGAACTGGACGTATAACCAGTAACACTACAAATAAAAAAGCCTTGATATTCGTCAAGGCTTTTTTTATCATTAAACATGATAAGAACAATTTCAATTGCAGAAAGAATAACAATCATTTCCACACTTTTGAGTATCCTCAAATCAGAAGGGCTTACCCTGACGGCTCCTGAGAAGAAAACGATAAAGGAAGTTATGCTAGAACATGTTACTTATCTACAGGCTGGGATTGTTGACAACCTTAAAAAAGATACAGAAGAAAAATGATTTTAGGATTAGATATATCAACCACCTGTATTGGGTACACACTTTTTTCAGAAGATGGAGACATGCTCAAGATTGGGTACGTTAAAATGCGTCCAAAACAAACTCTTTTTGAAAAGCTAAAACACTTCGAGGAGCATTTAAGTGAAATAAGTAAAATGGAACTGACATATATTGCTATAGAGGAACCGCTTAAAAAGTTCGCTGGAAAATTCTCTTCTGCTACAACAATCGGATTGCTTAATTTCTTTAACGGAATGATTTCGGCTGTATGCTATAAAACCTGGGGAATAGAGCCAGTATACTACAACGTAAACTCTGCACGAAAAACTGCATACCCGCATGTGAAATTTGGAAAAAAAGGCTCTGAAAGCAAATCTCAAGTGTGGGAGGAAGTATGTAAATTGCAGCCTCTTTTGAATTGGAAATACGGTCCGAAGTCAAGGAAGCTTATGGATGAAAATTTCGATATGTGCGACAGCTACACCATCGCTCTGTGTCACATGATTACCTTGGAGAAACAAGCAGCACTTAAAAGCGAATAATGAAACATCTAATTTTAGGAGACATACACGGAGGACCATCCTGGAAAAAGCATGTCAAATCAGTTAATCCTGATAAAATCGTATTTGTCGGAGATTACTTCGACAGCAAGGAGTTTACAGCTCTGGAGCAGATGGACAACTTCAGAGACATCATCGCTCTCAAAAAAGAAAGACCAGACGACGTAACTTTGCTCACAGGAAACCATGATGCCCATTATATGGGAATAGGCGGAATGTATAGCGGGTTTCAAGCTGGAGCATTTTTAAATATTGAAGCACTTCTAGAGGATAACAAGGATTTGATGCAATGGTGCCACTCCATAGATGACTATCTCATTTCTCATGCAGGAGTCACTAAAGATTGGTGCGATATTCATAAAGTTGACACGAAAGATATTGTTAAAAAAATCAACTCCCTACACATCTCACACTTTGCATTCGCTGGTTTTCAAAGACACGGTGATTCAACTGTGTCCAGCCCTATTTGGGTCAGGCCAAGAAGTCTAAACATCAACAGAATTGATGACTGGAAACAGATTGTGGGCCACACTAGACAATTTTCAATAACTCTTGACAATCCAAACATTATTCTCGTGGATGCGATAGAAAAAGGAGAGGCTCTTATTCTAGAGCAAAAACCTGGTCGCACAATTGTCGAGGTATCATTTGTTGAATAGTTGAATAGTTGAAAACTTTTCCTTTTTTTACATCTGACTTATTAATTATAATCGCTATATTCGCTATTAAACACAATAGCATCAAACATGCGAATCGCACACTTATCAGATATTCACATTCGATTTTCAACTCGACACGCTGAATATCGTCAGGTTTTTGAAAGATTATATGAGGACCTAAAATCAAACAAAGTAGACCGTATTGCTATAACTGGGGACGTATTACACAATAAGGTCTCCATGTCTCCTAAGTCGTTCATATTGATGTCAGAGTTTTTCTTAAAACTTTCTGAGATTGCACCAGTAGATATTATAGCTGGAAATCATGATATGAACATGAAACAAGAGAGCCAAGGCGATGTTATTAGCCCAATTTTCGAGCTTTCAGAGATTTTGGGAGGAAAATCCACTTACCAAGTCACAAAAGAAAATGCATCCTCAATAAATCTTTGGGAAAACAGCGTTTACTACTATCCTTTATCTGGATTTTTCAGTATCGACGAAAATCATACATATGGCATTTTCTCTTGTCGAGACGAAAAAGTGCTGGAGTTAGACCAGAAAGAAGCTGATAAAACATATATCGCTATGTGGCACGGAGCTCTTTATGGTGCTCGCATGGATAATGGTCATGAAAATTCAAACCAGGCCAGCTGGAAAAAATCGATATTCAAAGATTTTGACATCACCATGATGGGTGACTTTCACGAGTACCAAGATTTCTTTGATGGCAGAATGGCTTATAGTGGAAGTTGCATCCAACAGGGCTATGGAGAATCAATAGACAAAGGATATCTGATTTGGGATACTAAAACTAAAACCCACGAAAGAAAGATAGTTTTAAATGACTGGGGATTTGCAAAAATCACAGTAACCCGTGGAGAGTCAGTTGAGGACCGAATAGAGAACATGAGTTTTTCCAATAACAAGAGAAAAACAAAAGTAATTGTAACTGTCGAAGATTTTGAGGAAAACAAATCACAAGAACGTACCAATCAAATAACCAAGCTTATAAAGGACCGATATAAGTGTGAGAGTATTCGCGTGGAATGGAAGACTTTGCAAAAAGAAGACCTGGGCGATGATAGTGAAGTATTAGAAGGTGGAGATAGTTTTGAAGGCAGATTTAAAAAATTCATGAAACGCACTGAGCATGACATGGAAGACGATGAGCTACAAGAGTTGTTTACATTTGCATACTCAATTGAAAAAGAACTTGGACTTGACAAAGAAAAAATCAAATCAAAAAAATTCGATATTCTATCGATGGAAGTTCGAAACTTATTTTCGTTTCCCGATAGAGCTGTTTATTTTCCAATAGAAAGCATGCCAGGGTTGACTGGGATTTTCGGCGAGAACTACTGCGGAAAATCAAACACTCTTCGTGCTTTAGTTTTCGGTCTGTTTGAAGTTATTATTGGGACCAAAAATAAGTCCAAGCTCGTAAATATTTACACAAAATCCAACAAAGGATATGTGAGTGTAGTCGTTTCAATTGAAGGGGTGAAGTTTAGAATTACTCGCGAGGTCGTTCAAAAGCGGAACGGCGGGAATTCTTACCCAACTCGGTTCGAGATTTGGAAAGAAGTCCAAATTCCAACTGGAGAGCAAGATTGGATGTGGACAGACGAAGAAACAGATGAAGGAGTTGCTGAGAACACAAACATTAAAGGACAGATAAAAAAAGCAATTGGAGATTATGAAGATTTTTCAATAATCGCTCTTCACGCTTCAAACAATGACAGTGACTACCTGGCTTTGAGCCAGCAACCTAAAAATGCTCTAATTGCTAGATACCTTGACTTGTCTAACTTTAAGATGAGATACGACTTTGTTAATAAAAAACAAAACAATCTCAATCGAGACTTTAAAGATGCTGGGCAAGTTCCTGAGATTAAAGAAGAAATAGCTCAGAAAAATATTCAAAAGCAAGATTTTAATATTCAAATCAAGAGCCTTGAGGAAGAGCAATTTCTAAGCGAAACAAAACAAACTGACATAAACAGCAAAATTTTAGAGCACACCCGCAAGCTTCATAGAGTGGAGATAATGGAGTTTGACTCCAAAGACGTATTAGAGAATGAAATCGAACTATCAGAGGACCTACTTAATAAAGATATTGAGCGCCAGTCCGAACTTAAATCTTGGCTGGACAGCAATCTTCGAAAAGATGTCCCATTCGAAGGTGAGAAAAACCTATCAGATGTCGAGCATCAACTGCAGCAAGAAAGAGCCCAAAAGACTAATATTGAATCCATTAAGCAGCAGTCTGAAACTTGGATATTACAGAACTCAAAAAAATTCATCGAAGACACCACGACTACAGAGGAATCGATTAGAAAGATTCAGTCTGATATTATCGAGTGTCAAAACAAAATCATCTCTTTCCAAGGCAAGAAGTGTCCGACTTGCGGAAATGTATCTGAAAAACCGAACCCTTTTGGTGAAACAGAACAGAATATCCGAAAAACTAGGCTTGAGCGGGAACTCACAGAGAAAAAGAATGTACTTAAAGAAGTAGAGGTTTGCAAGAATCATAACCAGAATTTTGAAACTAGAAACTCTGAGTTAGAAATAACAAAAGTTAAACTTGCCGCAAAGGAAATGCTCTTAGAGAACATCTCTAAAGACCGAGAAAAACTATTAGGAGCCAAAGACATCGTTGCGATGAACGAGTTAATTAATTCCCGCTCAAATGAGCTATCAAAGCTCTCTGATGCTATTGAGAAGACGCGCAAAGAGCTTGTGGAGCTAAAAGTGATGTGCGATAACTTTGACAAAAATGAGCGTAACATTGAATCTAACACAGAAACTCAAAAAACGATAGATGATAATCAAGAATTGCTTGAGGGATACAAGCAAAGCATCACATCTATCGTTTTGAAATTACGAATATTAGCGGGTGAACTTGCGGTTTTAAGTCGAGACGTGGAAGGCAAAGAGGAAAGGTTGAAGGAGATACGCGAATTTGACACTTTATATCGTCGTCACAGTCTGTACCTTCAAGCTGTGCACAGGCAAGGAATACCAGCGATGGTTATTAAGACAAAGCTTCCTACTATCAATGAGAAAATACAGAACATCCTATCAGGGATTGTTGAGTTTAAAGTTGATTTAGAGATTGATGACAAAGGAGACGTGACAGAAGTCTTCTATTTTATGGAAGATAAATTTGATGCACTACCTCTTGGAGCTATGGCGTCATCATCTCAAAAATTCATTGTGTCTCTGGCTATAAAAAACGCTTTGCACGAGATTTCAAATCATGCCGTTTCTCAGCCATCAATTATAATGATTGATGAAGGATTTGGAAGCCTTGATGATGACTTAATCTCAGAGGTTCAGAGCATGCTCTTGTACTTAGGGACGAAGTATAAGAATGTTCTAATTATTACACATAGAAATGAAGTAAAAGACTGTGTAGATAACATAGTTGAGGTAACAAAAGACAGAGGATTTATTAATAAGGAGTTTTCTGCTCTCCCAGAAAACGCAGGAGTAAGCAATTTCAGTTTTACCACGTCAACGGCAATATCCTCCACAAATCAACACACAATATCATGAGTAAAAGAAAACAGTCTAGAAACTTAAAATCTCAAGCTCAAAGCCTAAGAAACGACGGAAAAGACGACGAGGCACAAATACTAGAATCTCTTGCTCATAAAGTTGATAGAGAAGAGAGAGCTACAGATAAAATTAAAGCAATGCAGGATGCTATCGATAAAATGGAGAAAGGAACGTCCTCACTGTCTTGGAGGATAGAGGACTTGATTGGAAATGTTCTTGTAGGGTTTCATAATCAAAAGCCTTTGTTCGAAATAAAGCGAGGGACTTTGATTTACACTCTCAAGATATTAGATGAAAAAATTAAAGAAAGAAACAAGCTATCATTCAGCACCAGCACGCAGTTGAATCGCATAAAGAATAAGGCGGATAAAATATGCCTAGAGCACTATATCCCACATCTGAAACCGAAGAAATGACTATGATGCTATGCGCTGTTTTTTTTGCGGCACGGGCAAATCTTGGATAATACTGAATTGAATTTTTGGAAAATATTATAGTGTGAACTACCCACCCACGGCAGAGCCGATGGGTTGGGCTTCGGGGGTCGTAGACTCACCTAATAGCAACGCCTCATCCCGTTTTTGATTATCGTCCGACTGCATCCCACAACCAGACGTGAATGTTT